ATGCGCAGTTCCTGCGGTTCCGTTCAGTTGAGCAAGTGAAGTAGGAGAAGCCGTACCGATACCCAAAGCCGTAGTTGACAAAGCAAGAATTGAATCATTACCCAATCCATCAGATAGGTATTTAGCCGTTGCGCTTAATGGCCCGTTGTCCGTAACCTTAATAAGGCTATCGTAAGTGTCTTTGGGTTTGGTACCCGTTAAAGTTGTTCCCATTGTGTAAAGTTAATTAAAAAAATGTTAGCTATTCCATGTAAACTCCAAAAGTTCCCAGTTAGCGTCTAGCGCTTGCCAGGTGTCCTCTGCGTTTAAAACGTCGCTATAAAAAATCGTGATAAATTGAGCTGTATTCATGTGTTCCAGTTGTTGTCAAGTTGTGCCCAGGTATAGTCCTCGTAGTACTCTTGCCAAGTTATAAAATAATAAAATAGGTGGGGCGGTAATTCGTAGCTTATCATATTGCGCTAGGTATTAAATCGCCGTCTATAAACTCCCGATAAGTAACGCGGGTGCTGCGTTCGCTCATAGTTAAGTTTACCGGCTTATAGTCCACCCCTTCCCAGGTAAGGGTATGGTTATAGCTTATATTGCCGTTCAGCTCTAGCTCGTAATACTGGTGCGTTCTAAAGGCTTTGCGGGCTATTTGTATGCCCACCAAGTCTACTAATTCCCTGCGGTTGCTGTCCCAAAATGCGTTGGTTGAGCTAGTCGCTGCCCGGTTTGTCGTGGACCAGTAGCGAATACTGCCGGGCAATACGTTGTTATTGTCTTGGCGTAGGTCGCCAATACTAGTGGCTAGGTCTAAGGTTGTGCCGTTTACTCGGCTGGTATTGTCTGCTATGTAAATGACATACGCCGGAGCGCCTGCTTTGTACTCAAAGATAGCGGTGGACGTTGCCTCAATGTCGCCAATGTCCGAGCCGGAAACCTGTGCAGCGTTAACGGTAAAATAAAACGGCTCACTTCCCAAGGCTGGCAAATTAGTCATTTTATAGTTATTTATTACTTTGTCCTCTAAGAAAAGCGACGGGCTCGCGCTTGGGTTCTCCGCCGTAAACGTGATACTAAAAGTAATTACGCTAAAGGTTTGGGTCCAGGTAGTGCCGTTCCAGTAAAAGCCGTCGTATTGAAATACTAGGCTAAAGTCAACGCCTATCGTACTAGGACCAAAGAACGGTGGAAGCTCGTACCGTATTTGCAAAGTGCCGTTAAAGTCTACCTCGGTAGTCCCAGTGCTTACGGCTGTACCTATCTTAAAATTATTATAGGTCAACTGGTTACCGGGAGCATACCAAATGTAGGGCGTTCCGTAGTAGGGGTGCCTTATGCGCCCTTCGGCTACTGCCGGCTTGTACATTTCGGTTCCGTCGGTAAATACCTGCTCCGTTACCGTGGTGGCTGGTGGCGTAATGCGTCCAACAAAAGCACCGCCGGTCTCGTATAGGTTGTACCAAGCCGGGGTCTTGATGTGGCAGCTGCGGAATACCAGGCTGCCCTTGTCTTGGAACAGCTGCAAGTTAAAAGCCGTGCAAATGTCCTCTATTACTTCGCGACTGCTGCGCGCCTCGTTTTCCTCAAAGATTAACCCCTGGCGCGGTGTTCCGCTTATCCATAGCCCGCCTTCGTTTGTAAAGCCGCTAATGCTGTTTAAAGGCTGAAAGTGCTCACTAACGTAGTACCCGTCCTCGAATACGTTTATAAGCTCGCAAAAGGTGAATACCTGGGCTATTATATCGGTAAATGGTTTTACGGCGGTGCTTATAAAGTAGTCCGCTTTTTTGTCTAGCATTTGGAAGCCGTCGGTAGCTACTATTTTTATGAAGCGCTTGCCGTTGGCTAGTTCTATTTCGCCAAGGTCGCCAGTAATAAAGCCGCGCCATAACGTCGCTACTCCCTCGGTTACTTCCAGCACCCAGTCCGGCTCCGCTGTCTTTAATACTGCGCGAAAGTCGTCTATTGTGGGCGTTGCTCCGTTAATGAAAAAACGCGCAGTGCAAATGCTCGGAACTATGCCAGGCAGTACGTTGTCATTTGGCTGGTAGCTTATGTCCCAGTCGGCTACTTCGACCTCTACCGGCGGTAAAAAGTCAAAGCTTTGGTAGGTTGTGCCTAGGTCGTAAATCTTAAAATCGTACCTGGCGGTCGTGGCGTAAAATACTAAAGTCTTAGCCACCGCTTCTACCGTAGTTAGTATTGCCTCTGCCCGTGCTTAGGTTAAGGTCGGAGCCTCTAACGGTTGCGTTCATATTAAACATACCGTCCTCACCAAAGAAACCACCCAAGCCCGTGGCTTTTGAAATTCCTTTAAAAGATACGCCCAGTGGTGTGCCAGTAATTGCGCTAAATAATAGTGCCAGTGCTGCCGTAGTCGCTAGGGCTGCCGCCATTTGCTGTACAAAGTTTTTAATAGCGTTACCTATTTCGTCAAAGAAAGTTGTACCGTTGACCATTGCCGCGTTGAAAGCGCCGGTAAGCACGCCGCCAAACATTGCGCCAAAGGCAGCTGCGGAGCTTAACTGTTCCTCTAAAAGCTTCAGCTGTGCCTTTGCTCCTGCAATCATTTTACCCCATTCGTCGTAGGTTGGTATTACGCTAGACTTTAGGACCATGTTCTGCGAGGCTAGGCTGTGGGTCATGGGTTTAATTCCTTTAGCATCCAGCTCTATTATGGTTTGCTTGGCTCCGTTCCATATTTCGCCACTGGCTCGGCCTAGCTCATAGTTGGCGCGTTCGATTTGTTTTGCCAAAGCCCGAAATGCTGCGGTGCCTATTTCCGTGGTTTGGTACTGCGCTTCTAGCTCCTTTAGCTTTTCGCGTAGGCTTTCCAGGCTCCTTACCGACTGCTCCACTGCGCCCGGAGCCGAACCGCCCGCGCCGGTAGACTGGCTGCGTATTTTGTCGCTGGGCTTGGCGCTCGTGAACTCCCGCTTAAGTAGCTGGAATTTAATTTGCATTTGCGTGAGCTGGTCCGTGGCAAACTGCAAAACAGCTGCCGCTGCTGGCGCTACGGCTTGCCCAAAGGATGCCTTAAAGTTGGACCAGCTAGTACTCAAGCGGACCATTTTGTCTGCCGCTGTATCTACCGCGCCACCCATCTTGCCCAGTTCCTCGGTAGCAATGTCCCCTACGGCGGCTGCTACGTCTGCTATGCTTTGGGCTTCTAGCGCTGCGCCGTGGAACTTTTCTTTTAGTCGGGTGGTGCTTATGCCCAAGTTATCCAGGATTAGCGGCGACTTACGACCTATACCCATTACAATGGATTCTACCAGGTAGTCCACGCTCTGCCCGGTTTCCTGCGCTCGGCGTTTGGCAAACTCCAATAGCCCGCCTAACTTTTCAATCGGTATACCAAAGTTTCCGGCAGTTACCGCTGCCTTCATAAGGTCCAAGTCCGTTACCAGTCCGCGTGTAGATTTGCGAAGCTCCGCGAGCGTCGCTGCATCGCCAAACCTTTCAAAGCCTTTGCCCACGGTTTGAAGCTGCGAGCCTAGCTGGATGGCCTCGCTGGTGAAAGCTTGTATTTGGCTTACGGCAAAACTTGCGCCGATTAACTGCCCAAGGTTACCCATGAGCTTAGACGTTTCCTTAAGTTTAGCGTCTACTTGCTGTATGCCACGGCGGAAGCCGTCTGCATCTAAGCCTAATAATACTTTACTGGTTACGTCCATAGCTTCTTAATAATGCCCTTAGGCTGCTTTCTTTTTTCTCATCTTCAAACGCGAGTAGGTCGGTTTCTAAAATTGCTTTCTTTACCGACTTCCCGCTTATGTTTACCAGCACGGCGGCCAGCCATCGCTGCCTGCGCCACTCGTCCTTTTCCCGTTCCAAGGCGTGCCTAAACACAGCCTCTAATTGTTCCAGTGTTAACGTCTTTGCTTCGCTAGGCGCAATGCCTAAGCGACCCACCAGCTGACCTAGTACGTCTACTGGGCCGCCGGCTGGGAAAAAGGGCCGTTAAGCCGCTGGGTAAGTTCGGCAATATCCCAAGCCCCCGCCATAGCCTTGAACTCGTCAAAGCTTGGCCGGTCTGCCATATCCCAAAACTCTTGGGAGTATAGCATAGCCAGCATGTCTGCCAGGCCTAGGTTGCCCATATTTGTAACGCTTTTACCCGTTACTTCCTCGAATAGTAATGCTGCCCCCAGCGTAAACTTTTTCCCTTCCATGGCTCTACTAGTTTGTACCTACGGTAAATGCTCCAGTACCGTTAAGCGTAAAGCTTACTGTACCATTGTCTTTGTCCGGTGCGCTAACTGAAAGTTGCGAGAGAATAGCATCGCCCTCTACTTTGGTTTCACCAGTTACGGGCGTAACGCCACCAGCTGCAACTTGGGTAATGCGAACTTTAACTAGGTCGCCTACTTTGGCGTATAGTTCGTCTACGTTCCACTTTGCTGCGTCGTCGTCGCCTAGGATGCTGCTACCGCTAATAGTCCAAGACTTAGCGCTGGTTACGTAAGAGCGAAATACTGCAATGTCTTTGCTGGTAGTTTCGCGGGTATCGGCGTTCAGCTCAATGCTGCACTCCGTTTCGGCTGCAAACGCTTTGTAGGTCGTTCCGCCGTCTGCGCTTAAAAAAAGGCGAACTTCTCCGCCGCTAATGTTGCTCATAATTATTTGTTTATTAGAAAGGTGAAATCGGCAGCTAGTATAATACTTTCCTGCTGTTCATTGTAAAAGGCTTGCATGTTCTCCATGTAGCCTACCGTAAAGGTGTTATGTATTGTTTTTAAATACGTGCGTATTGTGGCAAGCTCTGCCTGGGCTGTATCGGCGCTGGCAAAATGCAGGAAAAGCGTAGCGCTTACCTTTTCCATTTTCTCGTCGTCTTTGGTTTCGCTAATCGCTATGCCGTTTAAGGTGATAACTATAAAGTCCGACGTGAGGCCCTGCGGGGCTGCCAAGCTGAACACTGGCGTAGCCGTGGCCGCGTTCACTGCGTCATATATGTACTGTAAATAGTTCACCTCAAATGCGCTTTAATGCGCTTTTGTACAAAGTTACTAATTTTTTCCGCTGCCTTGCGGGGCACGTCGCTACCTTGTAACGCTTTATCAAAAAATTCCTTAGGCGTAAAATTCTTTGCAGTTCCGCCGAATAGCTGCCAGGGTGCATAGTATGCTCCCTTTTTTTTGCTTGCACGTATGCCTACTACTACGTAAGCCTTAACGGTTCCTTTGTTGGCGAATACGTCTATGGTTTTGTAAAGGTTGTAAAATGCTCCGTTTGTTTTTTTGTTGGCATCCTTTACGCCGCGTGCCTTGTACCCGGCCTTGCCTTGTAACTCATTGTAAGCCTCTTTGCGGGCTCTTTCCACTAGCGGGCGTGCTTCGGTCTTTAAGACGTTCCGAAGCTCCCTAAAACGCAAAGTTTCCGACGTGCCTAATTTCTTTAGGTTCTGCCGGAACTGGTCAAAGCTTTCCACTCTGCCGCTTTCGCTTTTTAGGTAAATAGTGTTACCCCGTGCCATTGTCGCGTAAAGTTGTTTTGACTAGCAAAAAACGGCGGCGGCCTTCGGGCGCTACGCTTACTATGTCGTAGTCCTCGGCGTTGTAGG